CTGGTAGCTGTAACCGTCTGATTTGTGTAGATGGGTGCAGTAGCGATAACCGATGCCCTGCACCGTGTCTTTGCGGGTAGCGATATTGAAGCTACCTGCCCTTCGTCGTGGCTGAGGCTGGTCAACATGGGCTTTTACAAGCCATCCGCTTCAGCGGATAGTCGTTGACTATTCAATCAATCCTGCTAGATATAATCCGACTAAAACCGCCAGCACAACAACCGCCAGCGGGATAAACGTAAACACGCACATTACAGCCTGATACTCGTTCATCGAAGGCTATACCGATACGACGACGATTTGGGTATGTCGTTGATACCCTCGTAGCCTTTTTGCACCCAACGCCAGACTGTTAGCGGATGCACTTTGAAATATTCAGCGCACGCTTTTTGGCTTTCAAAATGCAACACGCGGCCTTGAGCGTCCTTGAATTTCATCGGCTTTTTCCTACCATCTCTTTTTTTAGGCATACACAGACTCCTCTATAATCGTAATTTCTACCCGGCATTCGTTGGGCAAGTCTCCGGCGTCTAACAGTAAGCGATAGCTACCATCTGCTAGGCGTTCCAGTTTGCCAGTTGTTGTTACGGTCGCCCGGTCGCCAGTATCGTCTGTCTCATCGCTGTTGATCCGTGTAACTTCGCGCTGAGCCTGATCCACCGTGCAATCAAGCTCTGACCATTTCGATAGCAAATCCAGCGCGTCGGCTAAATTACCGGAACGCATGGCAACGCGCATATGTGAATAGCTTAGATTTTCCATATCTGCGATGTGCGCCATTGCATCCCGGCCATAAAACGCGACAAATCCCGCATATTCGCGCAACGACCGCGAACTAACGCCAATGCATCCGGCGAAGTGATTTACGAGATCCTGACCGTAGTACGTGTCGCCATAGCTGTTCCGTAAATCCAGAACCAACTGGCCTAATTGTACGCGGCCCCGGTCAAGCAAATTGACCAATTGGATACCGCGTGATACCGCGTCCTCCCATTGTATTGTCATGCAGAATATCTCCTATGCATTTGCTCGATAATTGCAGACGGATAGCCAATGCGCTACGCCGTCATCCGTCAGGCGCACGGCGATACCATCCTGAACGATATGACCGCGCTTATTTAGGCGTTGGTATACATCGTCGTCCAAATTCCGCATCGGATAGCACATGTCCGATTGCATGTGCTGGTACATGGCGACGTATGCCATGCGAACTCGATAATCATCAGTGTCTAGCATCGCGTATCTGCGTTGCTCATTCTCTACAGTATCCAGCAACGCATTAATCAAAGTGCGTGCGGCTACTGTGTGGTATTGGCTGTTACAATTAAACAATTTGTAATGCGGGTAATCGTCGCCATACGACCGCATAACTTTACCATCGGCTTTTCGCTCTACCTTCAGCGGCGGCCAGTGGAGCGTGTAGTCAGGGTAGTCTGGATGCTCCCCGGTTCGCGGTGTGGTCATTATATCGTTAATGTGTGCTAGCACATCCTCATGCGCTAACCACTGACGATGATTATCGTCGTTCAAAAGCTGGTAATGACTGTATAAGCCATCCTTGCATAGCCGGAGTTGCTTTCTGCTACGCTTGTTAATAATTCTTACCGGTTCGGTGTGCAATTCATACCGCGAAAACCCCGGAATACGCAGTCTCAGGTTCAAAACGGGAAGCCCCCGCTATTGCTAGGCGCGTAATCCTCATCGCTCCCAACACTGCCGGATGTATCCCCGCCGCTTAGAAATTGCACGCTCCGCGCCCGTAGGTCAAGCGATGCACGCGCTTCGCCGTCTTTGCTGGTATAGGCGTTGGCTTCTACTGTGCCGACGACCATCACCTTACGGCCTTTGATCAGGTACTTAGCGCAATTTTCCGCAAGGCTACCGAAAGCCGACACACGATACCACATTGTCTTGTCCTTCCGTTCGTTGGTCTGGCGGTCGGTCCAATATTCGTTAACGGCAATCGGGAAATTACAGACTGCCGTTCCGTCTTTGGTTTCGCGCAACTCTGGGTCTCGCCCCAGGTTGCCTATCACAATCGTTTGATGGAACGTCATGAGTTATGCTCCTTGTGCTTGATCGCGGCAAAATTTTTCACCGCTTCTTTGAATTCATCCGACCTGTTATTCCAGGCCGCTGTGTCCTCTAGCAAATCAAGACTATCCTCTACCGGCTTAATTTTCGTCACGGCATCGGCTACAGCCAACATTGCAAGGGCCTGATACGACTCGATTAAACCATCAAGCTCTGAAAAACGCCGCGCCTCAGTTTTTGCCCACACGTTTAACGTAGATAGGATGGCATGCGCTCCCTCTGGAACAAATGCCCCCGCCATTTCGACAAACTCCTTCACTTTTACTTCATCCTTCCAAAAAGGAAGGGGAGGTTGTCCCTTGAAATTTTTCGTCTTTTTCGGCGGCAATGTTGCTTCACTGATACCATTATAGCCGTCGTGATCCCGTTCGCCTGTATCAATGAGGAACGTCGAGATTAAAAAATACTTGACCGCGCTACTAGCGGCCTTCGTGATGGCTTTGTCATCGAATGCGCCTGCCTTTGACTCGAACAGGGCGGACGCTGACCAGTTCGCACGGATGACCGAACCATAGCCATAGAATGCCATATCAAAATTGGCAATTATCACCTTTTCTGCAATGTCAAAGCTGACCAGCGACGGCACAAACACAATCTTGTGCTTTGCTAAAATTGGCCTGACTGCGGCGAATATGTCATCCTTTTGAACATAATAATAACTCTGAAATTTGTTTGTGCCGTCCTTCCCGATACTTGGTATTTCCCCGCTCACTTTTGCTAGGGCCTCTACTAGATTCTGATTGTCGTTTTCCATTATGCCACCTCCAAATATACTTCAGCACCGTCAATGATCGTATCAAACATGAGTACACGCGCTACGTACTGCAACGCTTCCTCTTGCTCGTACTTCCCAAATATAATTGGTTGGTAAATCCGGCTGTGGGGTTCAACCGCGTACCGCATGTCACCAGTTACGTCGATATAAACAGACACTGTAACCCATTGAACCCGAACCGTAGATTTTACAATGAAGTCCTGCGGATTTTCTTCTAACCACGCAACCATGGCTTCGTTTGACGCTCGATTGAGCAACGCACTAGCCTGCATGTTTGGGCTTGTTTCCTCACTGTAAATGGTATTTTCGTTAAACACTGTTTTGACCTTTGGATTATTAACTAACACATGTATAGCATACCATGTATTGCGGATGCGGTCAAGAATAGATTGCGGAACCCTCAGGGGTTAGGGGTGCTTGACAGGGATGTGCGGGTATGATAACGTATGAGTAGGCGCATGATCCTTTGGTTGATCTAACACATCTTCTTCTGCGCCGTTCTCCGGGGCGAAAGCCCCTTTTTTTATAAATTGCTTGAGGGTAATAATGGGTAGGCGGAAATCAATTTACAACGGGCTGGAAGGCGGTAGCCAAACCGAAAAATCCGCCGCAATGATCTTACAGACAGAACCGCCCAACGAACTCATCAACGATTTGCGTCACACTCATTACGTCCTCAACCCCGAGGACGCCAAGCAAATCAGCTATTATGACATCCGCCAGCAGATACTCACGCTCAAACGACTAGGGCCACCGCGCTACACGTCCGGTCAAATCGCAGCGGGTAAGGTATGCTCATGCTGTGGCAAAATGAAGCCGCGTACACCGTCCAGCTATCATCGAAACACGTATAGTCCGGATGGATACCATAGCAAATGCAAAGTGTGCCGCAAGTTGTAACAAACCCATTAGTTTTTAGTTTGCAATACGGTATAACCTGACCAAATATCCCAAATTTGGGATAAGTTGTGTTATAATGTGTATACCAAAATTTATACTCTGTTAGATAGAGTAAAGGGCGCTAGGGTGGTTACTGGTGCCTTTTTTGATTCGCAAATCGGCGCATGTGCGCCAAATGTTGAGGCTTGCAACAATTATCTCTTGTAATCGAGGCTATGCCATGCAATGCACGGCGAAATCTAAACGAAGCGGTAAGCGGTGTCGTAACCACGCTGTAAAAGGCCGGGACAAATGCCGGATGCATGGCGGCACGCAACCACGCGGGCAGGCATCGGCACAGTTCAAGCATGGCCGCTACAGCAAGCATATGCCGACGCGATTAGCGGAAAAGTACAAGGATGCTACGCTATCTGATGATAGCAATCTTTTGCAGGATAATATCAAGCTCCGCGAAACGTTCATCCGCGAACAACTCGAACGCCTCGACGATGCACCGGATAGCGTGCAGGTCTGGCAGTCTATACGTAAAGCATTGGACGCTGGTAAACGCGCCATGAATAACGAGGACTACGGCGGTGTTGTGTTGGCATTTGAGGAAATGAGCCGGGTAACGGATGACCGCCTACTCTATTATGAGGCAATGGACGACATCCGAACGAACCTAGCAGAACAGCGCAAAGACGTGCAAGCGATTGCAAACATCCAGTACAAAGGCGAAAGCGCGGTTAATGTCCAGCAACTCATGGCGTTCGTCGGTGCGTTGGTACATCTTATTCAAACTACCGTGACTAGTCGTGATGAACAAATACAACTTGCCAATGGGATTGATCGCCTCATCGGCGTTGACCAACGCAATACGGTCTCTTTCGAGTGAGATCAGAGACGCGCCCGACACAGATTCATACTCTCAATTTATAGACCCGGACGCGGTTTCATTCATCGAGGCCAACGTATACGACCCGGAAACGGGCGCACCACTCGTCGTTTATGACGAACAGCGCACGGTAATCGACACCATGACACATCGCACTGATGGCATGTTCAATTATTCAACATGGTTATGGTCACAGCCTAAAAAGTCGGGTAAAACAACGATCTGTGCAGGTCTTGCGCTGTGGTGGGCATGGCAGATACCAAACGGGCAGGTATACGTCATCGGCAACGATCAGAAGCAGGCAGATAGTCGCCTGTTTCGCGTCATTGAATACGCTGTGAAACACCACCCCGTTATGAAAGATCATGCGCGGGTTGTGCGTTACAAGATCGAACTCAGCAACGGGACGGTTATTGAGGCGTTGCCAGTTGACCCTACTGGGGAGGCTGGAAGCAACCCGACCGCGATTATCTACACCGAAGCCTGGGGGTTTACCGGTAACAAGGCGGAGTTGATGTGGTCGGAGATGGCATTATCCCCGACGCGCAAAGGCCAGTCATTTATCCTGGTAGAAAGCTACGCGGGACACAAAGGGCAGTCTGTCATTTTGGAACGCCTGTATAACAATGTGGTGGATGAATCCAATGCGATTGATCCCGACCATGAGATTTACGCCAAGCCCGATGACGGCATAATCGCGTACTGGTGTACCCGTCGCGTAATGCCCTGGCAAAACGGGCCAATTGCAGACGAATACTACCGTAACGAACGTCATCATAAGTTGCCGTCAGAGTACGACCGTCAGCATAACAATCGGTGGGCGGATAGTACCAACGTATTTATCACACAGTCTCAATGGGATGCTTGTCTAGGTGAAATGCCGGAAGCGGTGGAAAGCCGGCGGTGGGTGATAGGTGTTGATGCGGCGGTAAGCGGTGATTGTTTTGCAATCGTTGCAACCACGTACTATGAAGGCAAGATTTATGTACCGCGTGTGTGGGTGTGGTACCCGCCGGAAGATGGCAAAATAGACTTTCGAGAACCTGATAAATTATTACGTGATCTTATCGAACAGCGCAAGACCGATACCATTGTCTATGACCCATACCAGCTAGAAAAGCTTATGGCCGATTTGCGACGGGATAACCTAGCATGGATTATCGAATTTAGTCAAGGTGCTGACAGATTGAAATCTGACAAACGCTTACGTGATAGCATCAGTCAGGAGCTACTAGTGCATAATGGCGATCCACTGTTGACTGAGCATGTCCTAAACGCTGATGCCAAAGTAGACAAAGACGAAACACGTCTTAGAATTGTCAAACGGCAAGAAAAGCTTAAAATTGACGCGGCAGTCGCTTTATCAATGGCGGCAGCGATAGCGGAGAGATACCAAATATGACGCCACCGGACGCGGTATTACGTCAAACAATTGAAGATATTGACCCCGCGTCAGAGTATATCGGGAGCGGCGTTTTCGGTTTGACCTGGGGGCATGTGTCAAATATACCGTCCTGGGGTTCGCCACATCGGGCGGCGTATCTGCGTAAATTGTGGCACGATGCCAATAATACGTTGGTGATTGGTGCGCTCACAAATCTGATTGCCCGTGAGCAACAAACGCCCTGGGAGATCAGCGGGGGGCCACGATTAACACCTCGCTTCCAAGCGATTTTGCAGAACGCCCAATACGGCGAAGGTTGGGATGCATTTAAGGAACGTCTATGGCAAGACTATTTAGGCCAGGACATCGGCGCGTTCATTCAGATCATTGGCCCTGGCAACCCGGACACACCGCTAACCCGTGCTATAACTGGCATCACAACATTAGATGCCTGCCGGTGTTATGTTACAGGCAATCCTGAATACCCGGTGTGGTATCAGCCGCATCGAAGCGGCGGCTTTGTCAAACTCCACGCATCGCGGGTAGTTCGTCTGGTAGATATGCCATCGCCTGATCCGCGCTACAAGGGCCAGGGGCTGTGTGCGCTATCGCGTGCAATTGCCATTGCTGAGCGACAGATTATGGTCAGTAAGTTTTACACCGACAACCTGAGCGATAAGCCGACACAGGGGTTTCTGCATATTCCGGGCATGTCGTCTGCACAGTGGGAGGACATGGAGCGCAAGGCGGCGGTTATGCGAGATAGTAACGCGAACCAGTGGCTAAATAATCTGATGCCAATTTTGCAAGCTAATCAGGAGAGTAGCGCAAAAGTAACACTGATACCATTCGCTCAATTGCCTGAAGATTACCGTGTCGAGGCAGAGGTTCATCTGCTGGCATTAGCCATTCAGGATGATCCAACCGAGATCTGGCCGCTTACTGGTCAGGGGCTGAGTACCGGCAGTCAGTCACAGGTACTCAATGCCAAAGGCAAAGTTCGGATGCTTGGCAAAATGCGGACGGTCATGGAGCGCACGACAAACAGACGTTTCCTTCCGCGTGCATTGGAGTTCCAATACAAACCGGACGATACCGAGCAGACCAAAACAGATGCCGAAGTCGCGCAACTTTGGGGTAATTTTGCACAGGCGCAGGTAGCGGCTGGTGTGTTGACGCCCCAGGCGGCACAACGCCTACTCGCTAACACCGTAGGCGCGGTTGAGGACGTACTTTTAGACGACGCCGGCCAGATACGCCTACCCGACGACGATCCGAAGGAAGATCAGGAGGTAACTGGCACAGATGAGACACCGCTAGATACGCAATCGCAAGCCAGTTATAAGGCGATTGATTTCTCCCCGCCCCAGGGCGTCCGGCAAGCGGCGCGACGGTTTCTTGAATTGTACGAGGACGGGTGCGCGGGTGACGGATTAGAGCAAGCAACCGTCCGTTGGGCGCGTCGGATTGCGGCAGGTGAGAATGTATCACCGGAAAAAGCGCGACAGGGTAATCGCTGGTGGGGGCGCAACAGTCGTTTCCTAGAGGATTACGATGACCAATGCTCACCGATGTACACCGCCGCTATGGGCTGGTTTGGTCGTCCCGGTCGGGCGTGGTTCCGATCGCTGGTGCGCCAGATGGACGCTGATGAAAGTAAATCCTACAAGACATTGCAATCGGCCCGGATTGATTTCGAATTGGCGATGGAAGATTTTCTATCTGCGGCTGAAAATGGCGACATGGACAGGCGTCGGGCTGGTATTGTGTTACGCGCTCTCATCAACCGTCACGGTAACGATACGTACCGCGAGGGCTTGGAGGCTGGTGGGGTTCGGGCAGTAGACATAAGCGACGATGACCTGGCAACCATCCGGCGGATGGTTGCCAGACAATCACAGTACGTTACGTCCATGCTAAATGATCTATTTGCAGATAACATCACACCCGGTCAGTTGCAACAAAAAAGCACGCTATGGTTCAACAAGTCAATTTACCCGTTCTACACCGAGGGCTTACGATCTGCAGACCGCAACGGATATTACAGTTGGCGGTTGGGCAACACCGAAGATCATTGCCGCGACTGCATAAATTTTAGCCGCAACCACATCCACCGTATGCGCGATTGGATACGTGCTGAGTGGGTGCCGAAATCGGGAAAGCTAGAGTGTGGCGGTTGGCAGTGTGATTGTTCGTTTGCGAAAGACAACGGGCCAGCGCGTGGCCGTTTTCCACGTAGATAGGAGAGTATTATGGCAATCAGGATAGGCAGTATTGTAAGTTGGAATGGTGGCGGCGATGAACCTACAATTGGCCGGGTAACGCGCATTAGCCCCAACCGCCCTATCGAGGTTCCAGGGTCTGATTTTACACAGACGCCGGGGAGGGATGACCCGGCGGTTTTGATGCGGGTTGTGCGCGAGTCAGATGATGGCCTGGAGGACACAGATACATACGTAGGCCGGAGACTTTCAAACCTGACTGAGCGAAACCAACAGGGGGTTATTCGAAAAGCGGTAGCAGCGATTAAAAACCAATTTGTAAAAACGCCAGAGTTGCACCGCGCCACAATCAAAGCGGTGGCACCGGGGATATGGGTAGCCGCATATACCAATAATTTCCGGGACAAGCACAACGAAATTATCAGCGCGGCGGCGCATGATCGCTACATTGCACGCCTCAAAGCCGGCCTTGTCGATTACCCGGAGTTATGGCTGTGGCACACCAAAGGCACACGGCATGGGGAGGCAATGAGCATCGAGCGTTACGGCCATATGATTATTGCGGTTGGGACGTTTGACGACACGCCGATGGGCCGTGCGGCGGAGCAATTTTACCGCACCGCAAAGGACATTCAACTATCACATGGTTTTTACCATCCATCGTATGACCCCGACGAAAACGGGGTTTATCACGATATTAACACGTTTGAAATCTCGTCATTGCCGGCTAATACAGCGGCAAATCCGTTTACTAGTTTTGCATATATAGAGGAGAAGGAACAAATGAAAGAGTCACAACGCGCATTTATCCAAGCTGTTTTCGGAGAGGAAGCGGCCAGCAAGATTGAAGAAAGCGTGAAGTCTATTGAGCAGAGCGGCGACGAAATTAGAGACGCCGGTACTGCCTACAAGGACTTTGCCGATCTCACACAGGACGAACAACCAGCCAACAAGGAAGCCAGCGAAGCGGATGTAAACGCCTTGGGTGCCAAGTTTGGCGAATTGTTCCAGGAGATCTTCGAAGCGCAAGCGTACCTGTCCGAAGAAACCGCAACTGTGAGCAAAGCGCTAAAGGGACTGGCTGGCAAGGTGGAAGCGGCTGTTAATCATCTGAACGCGCAAACGAAAGCGTTTGAAACTACGCTGAAATCGTTGAAGACCGAGGTTGAACTTGCACCGCGCAGTGTACAGGACGTTCAACCGACCGTAACCGATGAGGAAGCGGCCAAGTCGATTGAAGCACAGCAAGAAGTCGAGTATGACCCGATTTTTGGTGATATGAAAGTCCCGAAGGAGAGTAACTAATGTTTACACCTGATCAGATTAAAGCATTGCAGGGATTAAGCTCTGCGTTCAAGGCCAACCCGCACGGCACCGGTGGTTTGTTTTCCGGTGGGCCAGAAGCCGAAATGCCGGTTTCTATTGAGAAGCCGTCCGACATTGCCGGGGCTTTTGCGCCGCGTCCATCAAACTTCCAGGATAGCATTGTAGAGGTTTTTACAAACATTACTGCCGCGACTGGAACTAACCCCGACGACAACTGCGGGACTCCGCCAGTAGCTGGTGATCTTGAGGTGGCGCGTCAAACGTTGCCTTTCGGATTGTTTTACATGGCAACGCAGACGATCAATATTACCAATGGCAACCTACGCCGGGATCGCACCGATCTGCCGCGCATCATTGAGAATGACGTGTTTGGGCCAATGGGTAATCCGTTTGTTCCAACTCCGCCCAACGGTCAAATTGACCCGAATACCCTTGTGGGAAATCGCTTTATGACATTCGGGCAAAACGCAGCAAATGCGTTTAGCTATGTTCATATTCAAGGCGATACGAGCAAGGCCCCGGCTGCTACCCGCTTAGGGTTTATTGATGAGTATGCCGGCCTAGATGCTCAGATCGCAACCGGTAAAACCGACTCGGTTAGCGGCGCGGCGGCTCCTGGATTGGACAGTGTGGTAAACACGACCGGGACGACGCTAGGCGCAAATACCGTCGAGGACATTGTAGACGCTATCCGTACACTGCGTATCCGAGCCGATGAGGTTATGCTACCCGGCACGCGGTTTGAGTTAGTTGTACACCCACAACAAGAGACCGAACTCTATGACGTGTGGGCGTGTAACTTTGTAACCGTCAAATGCAACAATACCGCTGGCGATCTCGATCTGATGACCATCGAAAATCGACGCAATGAGATGATGAACGGTCGGTATGTCATGGTTGATGGCATTCAAGTGCCAGTGCGTAAATCCTGGGGCGTGGCAAATGGATTTAACGCCAGTGCCGGAACTAACACCAGTGACATTTACATCCTGCCGATCAACAACACCATGACCACATTTAATCGGTTTGAATTCCAGCCGATGGGGACAGGTGAAATGGTTGGGTTGAATATGGATAACATGTTCGATGTTCGCCCGGTAAACGGCGGTTTCTATTTGATGGGTGTTATCAAAAACGACCCGTACTGTCTGCAATACACATTCACTGGCCGTCATCGTCTGGTTCTTCGCTACCCGTTCCTGTGTGGGCGCGTTGATAATGTTACCTACACCCCGCAAAGCCTGCGTGGGCCTGAGTTTGACGGCGGCAGCGTGACGGCGCGTACCTAATGTTGACCGTAGTCATACCGTATATTGACACGGATGCACATCTGGCAGAGCGTGCTATCCGTTCGGTAGAGGCGCAAACATTGACCTCTACCGCAATTGCGGTGCATGATAAAGACCGTCGCGGCCCACAATGGGCGCGTAATCATGGTTTGTGGCAGGCGGATACTCCGTTTGTCACATTCCTAGACGCGGATGACTGGATAGAGCCAACGTTCGCAGAGGAGATGATAGCGGCATATCTGCCTAACCATTATGTCTATTGTGACTATTGGTATGGCAAAACATTGCGAAAGCTCAAAACACCAGCGCGATGCTATGATCGAGGCGTTGTCACACGATTGATACGTACCGAAACAGCACGCGAAATTGGCGGGTTTGACGAAACGTTAAAACGCCTTGAGGACACTGAGTTTTGGTTACGCGCACGCTATCATGGCTTGTGCGCGTTACATGTCGATAAACCGTTATTGACATATTCTGCTGATGGAGCGCGGTCAACGCGACACAAAGACCGCGACAAACTAATGCAAGAATTAATCCAGATGAGGGCAAAATATCTAATGGGATGCTGTGGAGGAAGCGCACGGGTGAATTATGCAATCGTAGGCGAAAAGCAAGAGGGCGATGTGTTAGCTACTCCTACATGGTTTGGTAATCGCTCGTTTACTGGAACGGTTAGCGGTCGGGTGTACCCGCGTGCATCGCGTGGGCGCGGCGTGTGGGTAGACCCACGCGACCTACAGGCGATGAACACGTTAACCGAACTGCCAAAACAGAAAAACATCGAAGAAACACCAGTTGAGGAACCGGAGCCTGTAGAGCATCTAGCACCGTTGAATGGTGTTGAACTTGAAGCGCTACCCGATGAGGACGAAATCAACGCTATGTATCGCAATGAACTAGACGAATTGGCACAGCGAATTGGCGTCTCAACTGATGGCAACAAGCCCGATGTGCTTCAACGCATCCTAAACGCAATGCAGAGCGCACGCGGGTGAATTATCTACTGCTAGCATTAGCTACTTATCGACTATCCTATATGCTAGTTTATGAGGCTGGACCGTTTCATATATTTAGCCGCGTGCGCCTGTGGGTAAAGGCGGGTGAATACGATTGCATAGAAAACGGCAGTAATAGTGTGCTATGCTGTATATGGTGTACGTCGGTTTGGGCAGCTATTGCACTTTACGCGCTATCGTTTGCGCCCTGGGGTGTGCATGTTATCGCGGTGCTAGCGATAAGCGGTGCGGCGATTATTATACATAATATTGTAAGGAGGTTGACCAATGACTGATGACACACAACCAATCCCGCCGCTTGATGATGTGGTTGAAGAACAGCCAAAAAAAACGAAGCGGTCAAAGCCGAAGAAGGCCACTGTGAGCCTGGAATGCATCGCACTATATCAACGGCGCGGCGCGGTTAAAGGCAGTTCGGGGCGTCGGTATAAGTTCGTTCCGGGCCAATTGCTAGAGGTTCACCCGGACGATGTAGAGCAGTTGCTGAAGGATGATATATGGCAATCAGTCGAAAGTTAGCAGGCGATTACCTGGAAGCCTGGCGTTCTATAATGAATGAGGATATATGGCGATTTAATCAGGTATCAGGCGCGGGTATACCCGACATTGCCGAAGGTGTGTACATCCAGAGCGAACGCGAGTATATCGCAAACGCGCTAAATATCGCAAAAAACACAATGGTTAACTGGTTAGGCTACAATCTGAGGCCAGAATATACCCACCGGGAGTTGGTTAAGATTCCGGCAACCGGCAGTCTGCGTAACATGGTATTCCAGACTAAAAAGCGTCGGTTACAGAGTATTGGTGTGCGTACCACATCGTTAATCGAGGCAGATCGTAGAGTGGTTTACGCGGCGTTCGGTTCAACTGGAATTCCCGACGTTGCTACAATGACAATATCGTTGTCAGTTTCGCCTGATGAGGTCGGGTTGTTTTTCCGTGTCGATGATGGAGCGACCGATGCGGGTAACATCTTGTATCAGGTACTACCGCTGGACATCACCAGCGATGGATCAACGCTGAAAATTATAGGTCATCGGTCATTGTTTGTCCTCCCGGCGAATATCTGGCAGAGACCCTATGAAAATGACCGGAACCTGGAGCGGCGAGTGGGCAACACGAAAGATCTTCGAGACTTTGTGCAATTTGTTGATGTATATCGTGTTTACCCTGATAGTACCCAGGCGGTTGTTTTGCAATACGATAACGGCAACGGTTGCCAACCGACCGAACGCTACGCAGAGGCGGAAATTATCGATAGCGACCTGGGCTATTGGCGCATTCGTAACACGCGCTACGGTGTTCCATCGCGGATGTACATTTCGTATCTATCTGGCGAAAGTATGGAAAACGGCAGAATGCAATCCGATTTAGCAACTGCCATGACACGCTTTGCTAACGTCGAAATGCCCTACCGCCCGCTAAATCTATTTGATCGCGGCGGCATGTTTGAGCGTGACAACGAAGTCGAGAGCATCGCGCAAAATTTGCAGGCTAACCCGTTCGGTGTTTACAAAGGCCATTACGCCGCGTGGAAGGTCGTGCAAGCGAGGCGATCGTATGCCTAGCAGACGTGTACGCTCAACACTGAGGCGCGAACTCATCCAGCAGAGCGAGGGTATGAAGCGCGAGATTTTAACCGAGTTAAATAATATCGGTTCGGACATGCGCGATTATTACCAGGACGTGACGGCCTCATGGAAAACGAAAACGACGTTCAATGTTTACCTGAAGGTGACGCCAGAGCTTATCAGCGTTTACGTTGACCCGAAAAGCGATATATTCCGTTATGTTGATGAGGGAACTGGACAACGGGCCGGCGGGAGTGCCTATATCATTAGGCCAAAGCGACCAGGCTACCCGTTACGGTTTCGCGGTGGGTACAACGCACGAACGCAACCCGTCGCACGATATGATGTAGGCGACGGTACATCAAGCGGGAATTACGTCAGTACCTATGAGGTATTGCATCCAGGCATTACGCCGCGTGAATTTACAAAAACCGCACAGGAAAACATCAAGCGAAGGTTCAAACGTGATATTGAAAATGCGCTACGGCGCGGAGCGAGGAGATAGCAATGAGTAATTATTGGAATAATGGCCGCGAAAATACAGCGGTCGATATTCGTGTTAATGGGCCGGGTAATCCCTGGCAAATTTTAGATCTTGAGGCTAGCGTGGGTGCAACCAGTGGCGGTCAGCAAGGCGTTGAAAGTGACTGGCGGCGGTCGGCCTATGGCGGCAGCGAGTACATCGGTGGACGCAAAACGGGCAACCCGGCGCGGGTAACCTACAACTTAATGACACGCATTACCGCGTCTAATTTCATTCGTGGTTTGCTGCGCGAAAGTAACAGACGACCGGGGGATTGTGAGCGAAACGGCTATGTTGATATTCGTGTCCGCCAGCGTTGCGGCGATCAACGCGACTTGACCTCATACACCGAGGCTATTTCGTTGCTCGATAGCACAACAACTGGAACAAGCACCGATAATAATCTGGCGAACAATTCCGAAGGCGACGACCTCAAACTCATGACACAGGAAGCCATGAGCGCGGGGTTGAGAGGCAAGCTCAAGAAATTGGTACGGTCAGACATCTCCGCTAGTGTGACTGCACAGGCGATTAATGCGGTGGCGTATCGGTTTGGTAGCGAATGGTGGATTGCAACAGATGGCATCGCCAGTCCGGCTAGCCTGCCAGAGGTATTGTACAGCACCGACGACGGCGCAACGTGGAGTACAGCCAATACCAATACCACAATTTCGGCAGCTACGGCTGGTGACAATTGTACATCGCTGATTATCGTTGGCGGGTATTTGGTGGCGGCCACTGATAGCGGTGTTTGCTACGCCCGGATTAACGATGTTAAAAACGACGTCGCCAGCGCATGGACGCTAGCGGCAGAGGCGAATAGTTGGTCAGATTTTCCGACCGCGCTTCACTCGACTGATAACGGCACAATTTGGGGCGCGGGCGCAAGCGGTCACATTTTCCGCTCTACTGGTGGCCCATTTGCGTTTGAAATCGCAGACGACGCCGGGGCCACATCAAATGATCTGGTTAGCATCACTAGCACTAACGATGATCTGGTCTGGTTCGGTGGCGCGAGTGGTACGCTGGTGCGCTACCGTCGCGGGGTGTTTGCTACGGTAGCAGTGGCTAGTGTTAGCGACGAGTTGAGCGTTGTTCGTGCGCCATATGGACGCAACGACGAACTAATCGTTGGCACCGATGGCGGAGAGGTTTGGGCGACCCGTGATGCAAACGCTAGCACACCGACGTTCATCGAACGCACGTTTGATGGTAGCGGCGCGGGTTCGATCACAGACATTCAATTCGCCGGGTGGAATGGCGATGTGATGTTTGTCATCCAGACCAATGTTTCCTCGCAGTCTCGAGTATTGCGTGATCTGTCCGGCGGTGCGCTTGGCGGCGATGTGGAGATCATCGGCACCTATACCGATCCTATTAACGCAGGCATTAATCAGATAGCCATCGCAAATCAGAATACGCTGATGGCAGTTGGTGAGCCTTCCGGCGGTCAGGGCTATATTGAGTTTGTGACATACTAATGCGTGCAGTTGTCCAGTATGAAACAGTCCTAACGGGTGACGTGTTGTACGTCACCCCACTATCGGCAGTGGTTTTGCAACGCATCGTTCAAGCGGCTGAGGATCTGTTACCGTTTGACGAAACACCGTTTGAGGAACCGCTGGAAAATAGCGCAATTGCTGATGATGTATATGTTGATCGTGACAGCCCGGAATATCAAGCCGCACTGGGCCGCAACCGGCAGATACGTGATGACTGGATGTTAAATCGCCTCTATGGTTTGGCGGTAGATGCGGAGAAAAAAGACGACATCGTAAAGGCGCACGCTGGTTTGCTATCTGAATTGCATAGCGCAGTCGGCAAAAAGCAGAGCGACGATAACGCATGGATTGCAACGTTGCGTTATTTTGTGCTGGCAAATCCGACCGATGAAAAAGCGGTGATGCAAATTATACGCGGTCAGGCCCCGCTATCAGACGCTGAGGTTATCGACGGTATGCGTGTATTTCGCACATCGTTACCGGAACAAATCAGCAGTTGATTGGATCACCGAAAGGCGTCACCCGGCACTGTACAGCACTTATCCAATACAGCAGAGCAATCTAGCACTAGAATATGAGTGTATGCACGAATTGCACATCACATCAGATCATTGGTTCGCGCTCAGTAGAGAAGATCGCGCATCGCACGTGGGATACATGGTATCTAATCGCGTGGTAACTGCTATCAGGGATTACGATAAGCAACAGGAGGCACGTAAAAAATGAGCAATAGCTTGCCGCCTGTTGGCGCAAAACTTGAGCTTGATATACGCGATTACGAACGCAACATTGCCAATTCAATTCGCGATGCGTCACGCCTGGATAGTGTGTTAGGCGAGATTATATCATCCAGCAACCGCACTGGGACCGCGTTAAATGCTATTGATGGTAATGTCAATATCGCTACTGTCGTAAACGATAGCGAATTGCAAAGCGCGGTTTCCCTTCGGGACTTGCTAGACGAAAACACTAGCATGATTGCCGGTGCTGATGATAGCGAAATCGACGCGGCAAAGCGCAAAGCCGATGGACTCGATGGGACAACAACGCTCCGGGCCAATGTTAACGACGCTGACATCGACACAGCTATTCGCAAGGCCAACGACCTGGACGGCACGACCACGTTAAAAGCGAATGTGGACGACAGCGAAATCGAAACCGCGTTAGACCGGCTTCAAACAATTGGCGCAATTGATCTAGCCTTTAATGTGGCACCAGCGGCGGCTGGATTTATTGAGAGTGTCGCCAATATGACAGGTGTTCCGGGCCTGATCGAAATGAATGACGTGTTAGGCGATCTGGAAGCGAAAACCGGGCGCATGATACCTGGAGCGCGTGAGCTAATCGAGGAATTGTACGTCAACGCTTGGGGCGATAGCCGTGAGCAAATCGCGCAAACAATTGCGGCTGCTGAACAATTAGGTATAACTGGCGAAGAACAGATTGCGGTCATCGAGCAGGCCTTTGGTATTGCTGGTGTCATCGGCGAAGAAACCGAGCGTGTCCTATTGGCACAACGCCAAATCGTGCGTAATGAACTAACGCCCAGTTACCTTGAAGCCGGCGATGCGATCATAACGATCTTCCAAAACGCGGGAGATGGTGCTGAAGATTTGCTTGATACGTTTGTAGAATATAGTGGTGTTTTCAACGAGTTAGATTTGAGCATCGAAGAAGCAACCTCCGCAATGGTGACCGGCGTACAAGGCGGACTTCGTAATTATGATACCGTCGCGATGGCATTACAGGAATTTAGCATCCGGTTTAACGAGGATACCGACGAATTCAGAGCCGCGCTTACCAAAATTGACATGCTAGACGCCGCTGAAATGTTCCGTAACGGCGAAATATCGGGCGGTGAGTTTGTCGATGGTGTGATGACAGCGGTTAGCGAACTCGAAGACCCGCAAAAGCAAGCTCAAATCCTGGTTGAATTGTTTGGGACAGTAGCCGAGGATTTCGGAAGCGAGGCAATTACTGCTATACAGCCAATAACAACTGAGGTAGAGTTGATGGCTGGACAGGCGCAGCGTGCCGCAGACGCAATGAACAACGACCTGGGAACCGCGCTAGTTGGCTTGCGTCGGTATGTCGAGGTTGAACTAGGCAATGCGATCAACGAAATATTTGACGTTGACGCACTCATTGATGATTTCAAAACGCGAGTAGGCGTGTTTTTTGAGGAGTTGCAACGCGGCGAAAACGTTTTTGGCTCTATTGAAATTGCGTTCGGCCTTGAGGGTTTTGAAAATTTTGTGCAGGGCATCCGGCGCGGATTGACTGATCTTAGCATCGGATTTTTAGAATTTATCGCTGACATCAAGTCCTTTTTGGGCCGTAGTACCGAAGGCGAAGAAGCGAACATCCAGCGGCTTGGATCAATCGCGTTTGAGTTTGATCTGTTCGAAGCGGATAATGCTGAGGGTATTCAGAGCGCGATTGAACGCGCAATCAATCGAGGCGTTGATCGAAGCGCAATACAAGGCGCAATGGAAGATCTGCTCAACAGCAGTCTTGAAAGTGCCGACATTGAAACCGCTGAAAATATCATTGAAGCGGCGGAAGGAATTCGCCAATATCACTTGGGTGTCGAGGACGCTAGCGGCGCGGTCGTCCAACTCAACCGATCGGTTGTTGATTATCTCGATACACAGCTTGAGGCAGGTGTCTCGACTGAGGAATTAGCCTCTCAATCTGAAGCACTTACCGAAGAAATGCTTCAAAGTGCGTTCTCATTCGATCAAGCTGACGAATCACTTGCCAACATCCGACTGGCAGAGGCCGGCGAGGACTTTTTATCGTTTGGTGACAACGTGAGTACCACCCGCGATGAGGTCAATACATCCATGAACAGTATGGAGACGACGACCGGAGCTACTAGCAGTCAAATACAAAGCGCAATTGGAAGGCTTTATGGCGAAGACAGCGCGTTAAACCTATTTAGTCTTGCTACGATAGGAACTCGTAATATTGCCGAAACTGAAATGAACGCAGTAGCGACAACGATAGATGCAGTCGGCACCCGCATAGGCGCGTCCATGTCAGCGGCACGTATTGAGACGTTGGGCCTGGGCGACGAATTACGTAATATGGCAGAGATTGCACTAAACGCATTGGAGATTATTCGCGGCATCACCAACGGGAACATTGGACAGATTATCGGCGGTATATCCAGCGGGTTGGGTTCTATCGGTATCGGCGGTGGATCTAGCACGAATATCAATCAGACAAACAATATCGTAAATCAAAATGGCGCACAGGCGCAGGGTAGCGCACAGGCTACCAGTGCCGCGTTGCGTGGTTTCTAACCATAAGGAGATTGGGATGCATCAGAGTTTGAAAATTGTACGCGGCTTGCCTGCTATTAACGCCGTGTCTGCGGAAAAGATTAGCTCACTATCGTTGATGGACGCAAACGGACTCGCACTAGATCCGGCCCGGCCCTGGTCTCCCCGGTTGCCATCGCTTAAAAATGGCGGCACCTGGGATGATGGCGGTACAGATGGCCGCCAATTGGCAATTGCAAATTTAACTAACGTTGTTGAGACAATCAATCTCAAATTGACTGCCAGCACCTACGCGCTAGCTTATCAGAGGTTAGCCAGCCTGAATCGTTTTGTCGGTACATCGCGTCGTTACAGCGCGTCAACGTATGAATGGCAACCTGTGTATTTAGAGTGGCACGCGCAAGACGCACCGGGGCCGCAATTTGCTATGATTTATAATATTGACGTTGACGTTGAATGGCTAGATACAAGCGCGGCTACATGTGGCAACGTGTCTGCTGATGTAATCTTGGTTGTTGAGCGTGAGCCTACATGGTCATCTATTCCGCCTGGCGGAAATTTATTATATCCCAATACAAGCGAAGTCAACTTGACAGGCACAATCAATAACGTGGTTGAATGGACAAACGGGTATGACACTGAGGCGTTTACCAAAAACTACGTAACGATTGATAATATACCCGGTGATGCTCCGGCTAAAATCCGGCTTGAATTAGACAGCCAGAACATGAAGCGCGTTTATCTGTGGCGTTCTACAAAGCCGCTCGATACCGTACAATTCGGCTTTAATTTTAGTAGTAATCTTGCTAGCGGCGGATACCCGCGCCTGTCGTTTTTGGCCCCAGATGGAGAGCCAAGTAACAGTACATTTACCACCGATACAACCTATGGCGTGTTTGGCCGCAACTCTGCCGCAGTGCCGCGTGTAGTGCAATTTGACAATACTCAGGATTCGATTGACTGGCCCTACCCGCCCACTACGCGAACCGATGATAATCTACTAGACCTCAACGCGACACGCGGAAAATTTAACGTGTACGCACGCGGGTATTACGCCGGGACGCCAGATAGCATCCAACTCGAAACAACGTTTAGTCAAAACAATGTGGGGACACGGGTGCTTGAGGCGACTACAATTAGCCAAAATCAGGTAGCGGGATACCCGGAGTTAACGTTTTTGGGGACGCTAGAACTACCGTTCAAGACAGATATTTACCAACGTGATAATGGTACTGGATACTCATCGTTTGCGCGAGAGCAAAACCCGACAGGGAATGCAGACGGTCAATTCCGCATCAACATGACAGCAACCGGCATTACAGCATCGAACACCTATTCGCTGATTGATCTAATCCTGGTGCCATATGACGAGCCGTTAGCAATCATTGATATTGATAGCAGTGACCCATCGCAACATCGAAAAATTGTCTACGACACATCGCGCTATGACACACGCGGCAAGCCAGGTGCCTATGCATCGCTCCAATCGTTTTCTGGCTATGCGGTGCCTGACGATTTCGTTATTGAAGTGCGCGGCCAAGATATTGAGCTTATCCCTGGCATTCCTAATAGATTGCAATTCCTGATTGATCAGGCGGACGAAACCGGAAGCGATCAAAGCCGAGAAACGATGGATTACGATCTGACGATTTACCCGCGTTGGTATGGAGCGCGTGACGAATGAGACCACATTATCTGCATATTTACGAAAAACCGCGCATTGGAAATCAGTTTATCAAACGCTATGAAGCGTCGCGTTATAACCATCGTATCGTTGCGATGGGCGGGTTTGATACCGCAAGTTGCGAGTTGGCATTGCCACAAGACGAGGCTGAAACGTTCCTTTGGTCTCACATTGGTAATCGCGTTGCAGTCTATGGCGAAAATCCGGCGTTGCCAATTTGGGAGGGCATTATCAACAGGATTAGCCTGGATACTGGCACAGTACAATTCACGCGGTCGATTGATGAGATGGCAAATCGCGTGCTTGTGCTATATGCTGATGATAGCGGGACAAAGCGTATCAAACGTACAAGCGGAGTAGTCAATGCAAAAAGCACACAAACATATGGTTTCAAATCGACCGTGTATGATATTGGTGAACAATATACAGACGGGAGCGGTATCTCTACCGAAACCCGCGACCGCATATTGAACGACGTCGGGTTGCCCGTTGTCAGCGCGGTATCCAGCACATCGAACCGGCAAACGCTATCAATCCAAATGATTGGAATGTATCAAACGATTGCCTGGGATACCGAGAATGTAGCCAACAACACATTGGTGACTGAGCAAAATGTGATACGCTCATTTATCAATGGTACGGGTACAGTGCCGTCATATTCCGGACGTAATAGTTCGCGGTTTGGGGCAAATGGCGACGGCGTGTTTTTTGACGATACCGATCTGTCATGGTTAAATGGTCTGCCCACATCTTCGTTTAACAAAACCTATGAGATTGATCTAGGCACCACGTATTGGGATTTTATTCGGGGCATTGTCGAGGCGGGTAACAATGGCAGGCGGATGATATGCGGTATCACCCGCACGAACCCGAACACCGGGACGCGCATATTTTACTATCAGTTGGTAAATACCGCAGTTGATTACATTACAGACGCCTACGGAAGCGGCGATATTTACACGATTACAGGTCAATATGTGCCGCCAGCAGAGGTGGAGGCAAACAGGGTAATTCGTGTCAATTCATCGCTAATGAACAATGACACGACATTTTACATTAAAGAGGTTGAGTACGACGCAGAGCGCAATCAAGCGACCTGGACGACTGATGAGGATTTCAGCCTGCGTAGTATTTTTGCAATTAATCAGGGGGCCGTTTCCACCGCTAAACGGTTCGGGCATGTTAGGCAGGTAGATTGGAGTCGTTAGTCAACGACCACCCGCTTCAGCGGATGGCTTGTAAAAGCCCATGTTGACCAGCCTTAGCCACGCCGAAGCTCAGGCAGTTTCAATATCGCTACGCGGAAGACACGGTGCAGAGCATCAGTTATCGCTACTGCACCCATCTACGCAAATCAGATGGTTACAGCTACCAGAAAGGAGAAGCGG